GGAACAGCACTACTGTTGTCACCTAAAGTAAGAGTAACACTGCCTAAGGCCACTCCTCCAGCCGTGTAGTTTGTACCAGAGACTTCGTTACTCGTAGTATAGCCCGTAGTATCCGCATCTATACTGGAGCTATTCGTAAACATAGCCACTTTAAATGTGTCAGCACTTATCGCACTTGAATCTCCGCGACTTGCCGTAGTCCAACGGTGAATTCCCGCTTGGATCTCCTTTTTGTATGTCCCGCATACTGCTGAACTTCCAACTGCCATTATAACCTCCTTATAATCTCAGCAACGTCTTCGTGACCCTGCTGTCGCATTAATGCCCAAATAGTAGTTCGTTCGCTCTGCGCCATTCTATTCATATAGAATATTAGTATTTCCTTCAACTTAGCTTTATACGCCAAAGCCTGTTCCCGTATGACAGGTGGTGCGTCATCAGAAACCAGCATAATCTTATTTAGTGCCATGTCTGCCATTTCTTCAGGGGAATGACCCCTGTTAGTAGAAGTAAAAACCGCTACTTCACCAATCTCAGAATTACCAGATGCATCAAACATTACGCAACATCCCTTCGAACACGATCATAACGATATTGATCTCGAGTTTGTAAGCCTTCTCCAAGATTTTTCAACCACTGAAGGGATTCCATAAATCTGTTGTTATAAAAAGTTAGCAAGTCGGGCTCCCCCTTCATAAAGGTATACGCCTCAACCAAAGACCCATATAACAAGCCCAGCTCGGCATTTTTACCAAGCCAACTGGTGCCATCTTCAGAGGTAGTTATAGAGACAGGACGATACATATAATGCAATTCCATTGTGTAGTTGCTATCGGGAGTAGGCGCCAATAAGAAGGTATTATCGTCCCAATCCGCATAATATTTAGGTGTCCCTGTGGTAGAGGGATTCGGATGATAGTCTTGTAAAAAGGTTACTTGTTTATACAAAAGAAACGTCTTTGAAGAAGAACTTATAAAGCTCAAAGAATTCTGCGACAAAAAATCCGAAGGCTTGGACAAATACGTGTTTCCACTAGTGGCTGTACCTTGCGTAGATTTCCGAAAAACATCCAACTGGCATTCTTTCAAGATTCTTTCTTCAGCATTAAGGATAAAACGAGACAGTTGGCTAACAAACGTAGTTTCCGTGTTCTGTGTGTAGTCCTGAATCGCCGTTTTTAACGTGGTAAAAGTAAAAGCCATATCACGCACTCACTGTTACAGGGCCGGCTGAAGCAGTGCCGCCACCACCTAAAACATTCCCAGATGTGGCCGTACCACTTCCAGACGTAAAAGTATATCGGTCATCATCCACTTTTGTAATAGAAAAACCCGCATCAGCCTCAATTGCCGCTGCGGTAAACCCATCAAACGCCTCTACAGATCTAAACCTGACGGTATCTCCTGTATTCCTCCCGTGACCTGGTTGTGTGACCGTGATCACAGCACTCCCACCTGATCCAGATTTAAAGGGATTAAATGGAAGTAAAACCGTGACCGCAGGTTCTGTACGATCAGGACGACTGATTCTTAGAGCCTGTGGATCCGCTTTCACTCGACGGGGAGATAATTGAGGTTGTTTAGCCTCATACTCGTCTCGGCCCACTAAGAGTTTGTTCCACTCCAAAACCATGTCCGTAAGTTTATAGGCTCTACCTGATCGGTCTGAAGTTCCTAGGGCGTATTTACCAGAAGCATACCGTGCCATCAAGTCACGCTCAGAGAACTATAACTGGGTACAAGCCGAAGCGACACCCGTTCCCCGTCCTCTGAGGCGGCACGATAGAATTCTTCTTCGTACAAATCCTTTAACGTACCTATACGTTCAGGAGCCTTCTTCACGGATAAATAATAAGACAATCCAGCGACTAAACACGGTAAGAACCTAAAAGGAATATCAGCGTCATCGGTAGAGGTGTCTATGTCATCCATTCTTTTTACACGGTAATAAATCAATTGATCTGTAGAATTTTCAGGTGTCGGCCACACCGTCACGGTAGGAGTAATCTGACGATCCACATAGAATTGCGTAGGACGGCCTTGGGAAGTTTTATCAGGAATATTGAGATAATCCTGTCTTCCTATACGACTAACACTTATGTCTGTTCCAGACCTTCTAACCACTGCTTCCAACATATCTACGGTAGCTTGAGTATCTATTAGGCTGACTGCCGCAGATACCGTCGTAGAAGCGGAACTGGAAGATCCGGTTATTGTCTCGGATGCGCTAAACGTTCCTGACGGAACCGTTATTGTCATAGAAGTACTGGAAGGTTTTGTTATGACACTTGCGGTAGCACCACTTGTTCCTCCAGTTATTGTCTCTCCAATAGAAAAACTCCCAGAGGCGCCTACTGTCATAGTAATAGTGCCTAATGGATAAGTAGCAACTGAAGAAGATGAGGACAATTGAGCAAGATTCTGGGTAATCTGCTCAATTGTCCATAGGTTCAATCCCCTGTTCGCCCACTCAGCGAACAGAAGATTCAGGGATCTCCTGGCAGTAGCCGCATCGTATCCTGTGCGTAGTTCAAGGCCGCATCTCTCAAAGGCTTCTTCAATCACATCGGCCATGTTCAAATTAAAGTCAACGGATCCTGAAGTAGCCATAAGAATTAGTATTCCTTAGTGCATTCGAGAACCACTGTGTAAGTGTCACCAGCCCCATGACCCACTGTCGTAAACCTGAGATCTCCCGTAGGACTAGTGGCACTGTTAAGAAGGCCCCCAAATGAGGAGAAATCAAAATCGCCCTGATAATCAGCAGGAAGTTCAACAGCTAATGTATCTGTGCTTGCATCCCATAGCACCTTTAAAGATAGGCCAATTGTACTAAACCATATCTTGTTAATGCGGAGATTACTACAAGCGGTCCCATCTTGCCTAGATGAAAGACCTGATACATCAACAGCCAAGACTGCACTTTGCCCAGTGTCCACATACGTATACGCAAACGACTTAACAAACTTGCGAGGGCCGTCCTCTATAACCTTTTCGGTAAAAGTATCAGCCATCCCTTACTCCTTAATTTCACCAAGGAGTACCAGCCTTTTGTAATCAGAACTGCCTTTTGGAGGAAGATCCTGCGCAGAAGACTTTTTAGTAGTCTTCTTAGCAGGCTTTTTCTCTTCTTCCACAAACGCCTCATTAACGTCAGGCGTTGAAGGATCATCTGCTTTAAAATGGCCAGACTCAGTTCTTGCCCTAGTTCGTGCCATAACAGTTCTCCTTAATAACTTACACCACGATCTTGCGCCACCATGATATAATCAATGTACATCGTTTTCGTACCCGAAGCGTTACCAGAAATTTCCATAGCTGCTGCTGCCATGTTAGCCGTAGGAACATTAGTCGTATGCGTACCTACTAAAGAACGGTTTACGTAAAACTTAACCGTATCCGTAGCCGTTCCTTTTGTTGCTACAAAACTAACAGTAACATTAGTAGCATCCGATAAGTCATAGGTACTTGCTAACGTTGTGTCCGTTTCAGTTCCACCAGATTCTGTAATAATGTGAGGACTTGCGTCTCCATCATCTATTTGAAATCCAATTCGATTAGCCGCCGCAAGACAATTTTCAGGATTTGTCGCAAAGTTTTCACAAACTCCTATGAACACATCCATTTGATCTGCGTCTGCAATTTGAAATCGGGCTTCAAAATAAAGCTTTTGGCCCGCTGTTGAGGGAAGCGCCCAGATTTCATTACCTTGGATAGAACTACCGTCATTATCCGTTGTGGCAGTAGAGTTCAACCCTACAAAGCCATTCAAAGTGTCTGCAACGATAGCTACAGAAGCGCCAGAATCCTTAACAACAGTCCAATCATTGGTATTGTCAAAGGCCACGCCTGTAAAGTCATCAAGGTAAACCGTTTGGTCAGGCCAGAACGACATATTCAAATTTTCAAGAGTTGGCCGTGCTGCTGAATACATCACGGGACCAGAGAAATGAGTATTACCCATCTATAGTACCTCCTTACGAAAGGTTTTGCCCTAGAGTCTTCGTAAGCGTCTGCTGGGTCAGTCGCTAGGGCTATGTTCCCCCAGAAAATGGGGGAGGTTTCCCTCCCCCGGTATTCTTAGGCTCCTGGTGAACCGTACACGCAACGTGGATCCGAATACCCAAAGCTATAACGCTCACGGGCTTTGTACCGCACGTTTCCAGTGTCGAAATCACCTTCCATCTTCGTAGACATGGGGAGACGCTCAAAATGGATAAACCCACGCGGGGCATCCGTTTTGACGAACCATGCATCCGTGTCCGTAAGATAGTGGTTAACAACATAACCCTGTGGGAGCATACCCATGTTCTTCACAGCGTTAATGTCATTATCCGCAGTTCCCGGACGTAGTGTGGATTCCAGAAGACGATCTGCCACAAACTGGAGAGCTGGTGGAACGATCATCTTCATGCCACGGACAGAAACCTTCAGACCACGCTCATCGACAAAACCTGCAATGTCGATCAAGGCGTTCTCAAGGCTGGTTTCATTTAAGTCGGCTGCTGTGCTTGGCTCATTGGCAAACGTGTTACCATTAACCAAAACGTGAGCAGTGGAGCAGAGCTCCAGACCATCACCACCCGTAAAGGAACTATCAAAAGCATTGTTCAACGTAGCGGCGCCTTTCACCTGTTTGGTGTTGGCCATGCTACGTGCCAAAGCTTTTGTATAGCGGGATGCGAGACGGTCATAGAGGTTATCCTCGATTGCTTCTTCCGTAATGGAAAAGGCAAGCGCGATTGTCTCCATCGTATACCTAGCGGTATACGCCTCTTGTGCATCATCAAATGATACCGCTGAACCCTCTGATTTAACTGGCGCGGAGCCAAAACCAGCGAGCATGACCTCTTCCTCAAATGCACGTTCTGAGGATTCCGTGTCATAAATTTCAGCAGCTTCGTTGTCATACCTAGCGTACTCAAGTCCAAAGAGGGCATTGAGGCCAGGCTCTAGCTCTTTAGCTAGTTGTGCTCTAGAAATAGCCATATCTCAATGTCTCCTTATACGCCAGTGGTTGAAGGCGTACCAGCCGCAATGGACCCAGTGGGCGCATTGAAACTGTTATTCAACCTAACGATTGCACCTATGCCGGCTGCCGCGAAGTCGGCGTTCTCAGGGTCATCAACCCAACCCATAATCCTCAAATGAAGAGAATTGGTTGTGTTAATGGTACTGATTCCCAAAGTCGCGGAAGACATACCAGAAGAAGTACTTCCACTGGTGCCAGATGCAAAATTAGCATTTGCGAATACAGAAGCACGGGCAGTTGCTTTACTAGTCCAAGACGCATCCGTCGCAATAACGAACAAATCGTCAGGATCATCTGCCACAAAAGCTTCTACGGGATGATTACTATCTGCACCGGATCCAGGCCAATAGTTGCTCCAGACGGGTTTGCCCGTTGTACTGGAAACATACTTACACCCCATGAAAGCGCCGACGAGACTGACCGAACCACCCGCTGCGGCACCCACAATGTCGATATACCCCGTAGAAAGGGGAATAACTGGGGAACCATAATAGATGGCGTTGGAGTTGTCACTCGCGATTTCATATGGCGTATAACCTGACGTACCAGTGGAGTTAGCGCCCTGACCCAGTTTTGACATGGGACGAAGGCCAAAAGCTCCATTAGAGTTAGCCATGTTTTATTTACTCCTGGCCCTCTCTTCGAGGACCTCCAAAAGTTACAGTAGACTGCCTCTCAGGTTTACTGATCGGCATTGCTGGATGTTGCTCCCGCGCTAAGTCGTTATCAACAGCCAACATTTGATCTTGAGCCACGCCTTTGAAATAATCGTTGCGCTCTTCGGCAATGTCATCCGGGATCCTTGCTAAGAGCAAACCCCCTACCCCTATGACTCCAGCATGTTTGCCGTCCTCAATGGTAGGAATGTCAAAGTCTGGGAACTCTTCCCCGCGTACCAACTCCCACCCTTCGCGGGAACGAGATGATACGTTTTTTCGGTCATCGTAACCCATGACCTCTGCTCTTATCCACCTATGCCGAAAACCTTCCGGTGCAGGTGGTGCGTCCAACATGGACGGTGGTTTCCACGGAGTCGAACGTCTTTGCCGTTCGCGTGTTTCATTGGCTCTTGGCGTCTTGGGTGACTTTTGGCGAGTAGTGTTCTCGGTCTTCATGGCTAATCCCTCACATATTTTGCGTATTCTTCAAGCGGCACATTAAGCTTCTTGGCAATCGCAATCTGTGAGGCAGATAACCGCACTTTTCTTCGTCCACCTTTATTGCGGGACTTGGAACCCTCGGCTGACGCAACCTTTTGAGTTCCCCCGGAAGAACCTTTCTGACCAAGTTTGTGTGGAAACTCGGACATCAGGCGCTTATCAATCTCACTATAGTACTCTTCCGACTTGGGGTCAAATCCTTCGTCTTCCACAAGTCTTCTGTGAATGCCAAAAGCAGCGTATGTCATGGCCTCGTCCGTGCCAAACCACTTATTCTCCTCGGCCCACGTTTGAGCGCGAGGATCAGGAGCGGGTTGCGGTTGCGGTGCTTGAGGCTGTGGTGCTTGAGTTTCAGCAGGTTGTGATTGTTCTGTTTCCGTTTGAGCAACAGTCAATCTTTGACGTTCCGCAGTTAACTGGGCTAAAGCTTCTTGAGCCTCTACCAGTTTATCTACGTCTCCGCTTTCATGAGCGTCCTTTAGAATTCGCTTTGCTGAATCAATCTGTGACGTTACGCGGTTACCAAATTCTTGTTGATAACCTTTGTCCAGATTGTCAAGCCTTTGTTTGAGCTGTTCGTTTTCTTTGCGAACATTATCTGCAAATTGTAACGCCGTATTTTTTTGACGTTCTTCTTCGCGATATTTAGCAGTTAAGTCATTAATTCGGCTTTTAGCGTTTCTGGAATAGTCTTCAAGTTCCTTGTCCTTTTCGCCAGACCCGGCCTCAACTTCTACCTTTTCCGCTTCCTTAGAAGGTTCTTCCTTCCCTTCCGAAATATCAACATCAATGGGAGATTCGTCTGAGTCCCCTACATCTATTTTGGTTTCTTCAGTATCAGGCATGTCCTGTCCATCATATCGTCTTCTCCTTTCTAGACATGTTTAATATCATCAGGTTCAAGAATCGTAGCAATAACCTCATCATCATTAATGATTCGGACTTCGCCCTCTTCAATTTTGAACCTGGCTCCAGCGTATCGGCCAATGCAAACCCATTGACCTTCCTTGCACCACGGCTTTGGATCTTCCCCAAACTTGTGAGGATCCTTATACGCCAGTGGTCCAACCTTTACGACATAAGCAACAACCGTTGCCAATGCCTCACGATCCCGTACTGCATCAGGAATAAAAACGCCACCATCCGTGGTAGCCTTTCCCATATATGGCATTACTAGAATTCTCCAACCCGTTGGCTGGGGAAGACGTTCGCTTAATGAGAGCTCTAAAAGAGAGGGATCTAAAACTTTATCTTCTTTAGCTACATACGCCGCCTTTGCGGAAGCTTTGGCGTTAGCAATATGATCTGGAACAAGTAGTGTCTTGCTCATTCTTCTTTCTCCAATCTGTCTAAGCGGTCTTTAATTTCCCGTTTCGCATATTGCAGGCCTTCCAGTTCGCCTACCAGTTGCTTGTATGACTCCATGTCCAAAGGAGCGCCTTGCAATATGTTTTCTTCAGTTAGTGTTATACGACTTTCTACCGTCTTTAAAATGCCGTATGCAAACGACAAAGTATCTTCCATCAATAACTCCCAGAAAACCTCTTTCCTTTCACGGCGCCACCTTTGGAGTAACGAATGGGCTCACGTTTAAAAGAAGCCAAGCCCCCATGTGCATAGCCTAAATCATCCACCACTCGAGGCATTGGACCTCGACCCGTCTTAACAACATACCCCCCACCTACAGGGCGAACACTTCCACCAACTTCGTCAGCATACACCTGTGCCGCCATTCTGTCGGGATAAATAACTCCAGCCGGCATCAGAACGTACCTTTTCCGTCATTATTGTTAAAATAACGTCCACGAACCTGAAAGTCCGTACCTTTAATCAGGCTCTCCGTTCCTCTGTCCAACTTCTCGCGACCCCATTCTTCGGGTACATCTTCCGTACCGTGGGTCACATCGTAGACTTTCCCTTCTTTCATGCCCTTATCATCCATGACGTTCTCCTAATGTTTCAAATTGTTTCACGTGAAACAATTATGATTTCCGTTTATTCCTCTTTCGTTCCGCGCCTTTTACCTTACCTTTGTTAATAGAAGCGTAAAAAACACGTTCCCCCTTAGTTTTGCCATAGGTCTTACGCATTTTCTTGCGTATCTTCTTACCTTTTTCTGTAAGAGGCATCTACTCCCCTCTGCCCGGTACGCTACCGTACTCCTTGCCCATTTGATTTATGCGTTGCATGTTCACATCCGCACGTAAGAGTGCAATGTCTTCCTGAGAATCAATTTTTTCTCTGGTTATCTCGTTATTTTCAGCCTCTTTTTCTTGATCAAACCCTAAACGAGCCGAAAACTCATTCGCCTTTCGCTCCATATCAGCGGCTTTGATATCAAGTTCCTTCTCACGCAATTTAACCAGAGGATCAACATCGGCACCTGGAGGTGGACCCAGTAGAGGCATGATCTCTTGCGTATATTCCGCGATAAGTTGCGCAACCTCTGCCTCAACATCAATTTGTGGCGGGGGCGCCCCTTGAGCAGCCGCCTGCTCAGACATCACCATAACCTTCGCTTGAACAGTCCCTCTTGCCTTTAACGCAATATGCTCACAAATATGAGCCTGCAAAAGACCCAAAACTGGGGGCGTTCCAGCAGGCACAGGAGTCTTCATAAAGGCAATGTGTGACATAATGTGCGCATCATGATCCTGTGTCGGAAATGCCTGAAGATTCTCCTGAATCAACGCTCTGGCATTCTCAATCGCTGGATCCGTAGGCTGTGGCGGTTTCGGAGTCGGTAGGACCGATTCAATATCCTGAACGCCCAAGGCTTGGTACATACGGCGATATGCCTCAAACAAATTATGCATTTGTGGATTGGACTGCGCCAGTTCCAACTGCGACTGCGCTAAAGCAAGCCTCTGCGACATGGAAAATATGTTTGGATCAGAAACAGGAACAATGTCTACACGGTCATCAAAGTCCATCTGCTTGATAACAGCTTCCGCGCCATAAACGTTATACGGGTATATAGGGGGCAACGACTCCGCAAAAATCTTCGCCAGCATTTTAAATTCTTGCTTCTGGGCATAGTGAAGACGCTTATGAATCGCAGACATAACTCTTGAACCACGCTCCAATAGCGCAACCGTGGTTCCGACGGGGGCCTGCTGATTGCCATCTCCAACCTGCATATCAGCGATTGCCGCAAACCTCTGACCAGCGTCAACAACAAAGCTTAATAAGGCGAATAAAGTCTGGCTCGGTTCTTTGTACGGAAGGGGAATGATGCTATCCCTAAGAGCGCCCCCAGGAGCATCAATATCGCGAAACTCGCCAGGAGCAAGAGGGTCATCAGAATCACGTATACGAATACCCCTAGCTTTGAAACCAGCAGGGAGATTTGCCAAAGTACCAGCATCAATCAATTGCCTCAAAATAGAAGTTGCGGAACGGCCAAGGCCACCAATCATGTGAAGAAGCCCAAGGCCGTAAAATCCTAGCCCCGGCAAAAATTTATAATGCGCGAAATACTGATTTTTCTTGTAATACTCGTCGCCTTCTTTCCAGTTACGGCGAATGGCCAGAACCTTTGAACTTCCTTCGTCAACCGTAACGATATAAGGCAGCTTAATTCCTGTTTCCTCGTTATCCAGAGGGTGCCTGTGTTCAAAACCCGGCAGGTCCAGATCAACGTGAAATTCAATCAGGGTACAGTCCAGATCATCCGTAGTTTTCTCTACGCCAACCAGTTCGCGTTCCTTGTCTCGAAGAGAATCTTCTTGCTCATAGGGGGAAAGCTCAATATCCCTGTAAAAGCCGGCTGCCTGATTCTTACGGACATTATTCATGTCCATCCGAACCACATGCGCGACACGGGAAGCAGACGCTAAATCCGTCGCATTATATGGAACAACAAGATCATCCGCAGGGACAAACCGTGCCACGGCCCTATCCAGCATGTCATCAAAATAAATCTTTTTAAAGGCGCTTCCCGCCAAAGGGAGATAAAACAACATACGGTCCATTTCAGGATCATATTCTTGCATCACGTGCATAATTTCATAATTCATAAATTCTTTGACACGTTGCGCCTGTGATTCCGTCTCAGGAGTCGCTGCCCCTACGATCTGGGTGCGAACAGGACCAGAAGACGGCAACAGTTCTTTATACGCTTGTGACTGAAACTGGGTAACAGCTTCCGCAATAACGGGATGCGTTACGCCGCTGGAACCACGAAAAGGTTCTTCACGGTCTTCGTATTTAATTCCTAGCAAATCTAGGCCATCTGAATAGGCATCTTCCCATTCTTGTCGGCCAGATCTATCTTCTTCGTAGAAACCAAGAAGTTCCTGTGCAATAGCGGTAAGATCACGTTCATCAAGAAGTTCCGCAAGATTAGCATCTTGCTCGGCCATCAATTCTTCTTTAACGGCCCCTTCAAAGTCCAAGATAACAGACCCATCCTCCTGCTCTATAATCTCGGACGGTTCTGATATTTCTTCAACTTCAATCTCCTCGTCTTCCTCAACGAGGGGCTCGCCTTGAGCAGGCATCGCACTATCAATTAAAGAGGCGGGGTTTCTGGCCATAGTATGTCCTAACTGTCCTTTAGCGATATGTCAATATCGGTGGAAGAATATGGAAGTGGACTTCCTTCACAACAAGGCTCCAGATTTATACCACATTGTAGACATTGCCTGTGACCATGAACTTCCACAACCTGTTGGGCAGAGGCGCAATGCGCACAGTGTATCTTTTCTAACATCACTATCGCTTTTTATCGTTTTGCCACGCCCGTGCTTTTGACATTGCTCTGTTTCCGAACCAAAATGAAATAATGGCACTGAATATAACACCGTCTGTTTCTTCGCGCCACGCCATATCTATCGCTGCCGTCCAATCCAGATTCTGGACAGCAATCATGGCGTAGATCATGACACCTTTTGTTGTTAGATACGCTAAGAGGAAAAGGTAAGTGACAACAGGACGGACGCTACCGCGCAACCCGTTGATAAAAGCTCCAGCATCGATAGACTTATCATGTTCATACAAACCCTTCGTTTCTTCAATCTCAGCCTGTGCGTCGAGCTCCGCGATTTTAAGCTTGGACATTTGATCCGCATATTTCGCTTTTGCCTCAAGCATTTTAAGCTGATGCGCATCCGCTTGCTTCTGCTTAAAAATCCCAATAACTTCAGGGATGATAGAAGTTCCGAAACCAAGAAGACTTCCTAAAAGTGAAATCATGAGATAATCCTACGCAATAGTTATATACTCTCTGTTTGATAAATGTATTTTCTCGATTTCTTCCTTGGACTGACCGTAGTATTCGGCGGCGTAGTGATTGTGAATCATCCACGCATTAAGCGTGTTAAGCTCATGGTCAATTATAAACTGGCCTAACACCCTTCCAAACTTTCCAGCCTTGTCCTTGACTGTAATCAAAATTTGCGAAGAACCTTCGGGAAGCCACTCCAGAACTTTATCTTTGGCTAACAGACCGTATTTCTTTTCTTCAAGGTCACGGGTACGGCTTTCAGGAGTGTCCATGCCGTAAAGACGAATCCTTTCCTTGTGTACCCAGATGCCAAACCCTAAGTCTATGTCCACATCGACGGTATCACCGTCCACGACCCTAACGATCTTGCATCCATACTCATACATTAAACGGTATCCTTCTTTTTTGCCGCCTGTCTCCAGCGCCAGATAAGAAACGCCAGAGACGCCGAAATAAACGCAATACTAAGCAACGTATCAAGTACACCAAGCCAACTCGCCATAACGGCGGCAGCTCCAGGGGCTAAAGTTAGGGCATCTTCTTTTAAATCCATTATTTGTCTCCAACGGGGGGATGTTTACCGTTATGCATATGGTTTAATTGATCTATCTGCTTGCTTATCCAATGAACATCCTTTTGAAGTCCTTCAAGTTCCCTGTGAAGAAGCTTTAATTCATTTGGTGAGTTTATGCCCTTCAGTGTGGTCACTTGGTTTATAATCTTTCCGCGTTCTTGTTCCGCGTTATCTAGTCTAGAGTCAAACTTTTCACGATTGATTTCTGATTTCTTTATGTGTTCTTCTAAGTCTTCCATAACACGGGATAAATTGGCCTTAACGACTGCATACCCCCCTGCAATGGTAGCTAAAACCATAACCCCCTGTATCGCGTGACTCGCTCCAAGTTCCATCTGCCTACATGCTCCCGCCTTTTTGAGCCGCCCAGTACAAAAAGTAAATCATCCCCACTACTACAACAACAATAACTGTAGCTTTTCCACCTTCCACAAGTACTTTGTGAAGTAATTTTCTGTCATGTTCAGCTTTTGCCCTTGCTTTTTTCTTGGCTTCTTCGATACGTTCGTCACGGGCCTTTATTCGTTTATCCCGCTCTGACTGAATCTGCTCCCAAGTGCCTTCGCCCCATTTCTTATCTATTTCCCTGGCCAGAGCTTCCAAAGCCAGCTTGTTTTGCTTTTCAACCAAGACATCATTCGCGACAGACGAGATTGACGTTTCGTCTTCTTCATCTCCATCTCCTGCTCTAATTCTGAGGACTTGCTCCATTCGGGTTTTTGGTGGTTTCTTTTTAGGCTTCTTTTTATTTTCATGGTGGTCTTGTTCCGCTTTCCAGAGATCTTCCAACCCATGACTAATCTCCTGTACGCTCTTCGCGGCAGACACGGCTGATTTCAGTGTACCAATGGCCAAACCTATCGTAACGGGGTCCATGCTACACCTTTATTTCTATTATATTTACGCCGTTTAGCCACTTCACTTTTCCAGCCCCTATAATACCACTTGAACGCTTCCCTTGCTCTTCCATACCCGTCTTCCGTAGGTGGATACCATACTTTGCCGACCTTAATGGATCTTTTGCGTTCCACGCCCGTTTATAAAGCTACGCTGCTTATCTTTAAGTTTTTCAATTGAACTACGAACTTCCATCATATCCGTTTGTAACCTAGTAATATTTACACCGTTGCTCATATCTTTTTCTATTCGGCTCTGAATCTTTTCAACTTGCCCACTTAAATGCTCAATCAGGAGATATTGTTCTTGGTCAGCCGAAGCTTGACCCAGTTCTCCCCTTGGCCACTTAATACGAAATTCATTGTTCTTAGCGATGTCTGCCTGGAGCTCTTTCAATCCTGTTTCTAAATCTTTTTGGACGAGCTGTTCAAACGTCTCTAGCTTGTTGAGCCTTTCAACAACTCCAAAGTACCCCCAGACCCCTACGCTTACAGCGGCGACAATGCTAATCAAATTACGGATGGGCATAGAAATAGCCGAACTATCACTTACCCTTATCTGGTCACTGTTTCGCCTTCCTCTGCCAGCTTCCTCTGCCATTTACTTTCCAAGGTGTTCTACAGGCAACCACTTATCGCCAGTTTTTCCTGTGTCATATTTACGCAAAACCAATTTACCTTTTGCACACTCCCACCGTGTGCCAACCGCATGGCCTTGGCTTCGCAATATCTTGCGCTTTACCTTTAGGCATTCTGCCATGCCGCCGCGAGGCGTGTATTCTTTCAACTGCCCAGATATAAACATGTGTAATATCCAGCCAGCGAAAACTTTTTCGTTAGCTACCGCACCCTTGCCAAAACATATGATAAAGCAGCAAACCAATAATAATGATTTTACCATAATCCAAGTTCCATATAGCAGAGTTACCGCCGAATGTGTCCTCCCACCATCGCAGTATCTTATCCATGCTACTTACCTTTCGCCATATACGCACTCATGCCCATATAGGCTCCCACAACTCCTGCTTGCCCAATATAGAACAAACCAAACAAATCCGATAGAGCCTTAATGCGCCCGTCCGGGAATATCGGCAAAAACACCATCAACGTAAACACAATCATGGAAATCATCGCCACCCAGGCCATGCGTCTTTGGGCATCCGCTTTCTCATGCTGATCACGAACTTTCGCTAACGCCAGTTCCTGATCCGACACAACCCCGTCGCCGTCAATGTCAAGGTCGTTGTGCCGACTGTCATCCTGTAATTTTTTCTGAGCCATCAGTAATACTGCCTCGGTCTTGTTTTGTACTCAGGGACTTCGTCCTCTTCGTCACTGTTCAATCTCAGGAAGCCGCCCCTCCTGTATCTTATTAACGCCATTGACATACTATCGCAATAGTCATCATAATCACCATGCGGGAACGCTGCGCACTCGTCTATAACCTCTTCCGCAAATTTTTTCTCAGGCGCCCACACCTTCCCAGACTCAAATATAGGCGCAACCATGTGCATCCGCGTGTGCTTGTCCTTTCCCTTCGACGGCGTGTAATTCACCACAGGAATCCCCATCGTCCTTAACTCGTCCGTGAGCGGTGTACCCGTAGCCTTCGCCTCAATCAAAACCATGTCTGGATCCCAGTACTTGTACTCCTCAAGAGCCTTGCTCTTCAGTTCAGGAAAATCCCAACGGCCCCTGTGCGCATCCATCAGTATAATATGATCCGAACCCCCCTCTTCTGGCTGGAAAACACCCCAGGTCGTAATAGCCGAATAATCCGCAGTCTCCTTCTTGCTAAACGCCGTGTCATAACTCTGCATAATATAACTCACAGGGGGAATATCATCCTTCTCCCAGACGTTCCACCACTCCTTCTTGATTATCGCTCCCTCTTCAGCAGTCGGATTCTGCTGCCATTGCGCATTCCACTTGCCCAAAGACAACGAAGCCTTGACCCTTAACAATTCCTCCTTTTTCCAAAACTCAGGCCACAGAACATTGCCGCTCGGCAAAATCGCCGGGAACTCAACGATCTGCCACTGGTCAGACATGACATCCGAACCCTGGGCCTTGATCAACTTACCCGTCAAATCTTTCAACGACCAACGGGTCATGACTATTACAATAGACCCGCCCGGTTGTAGTCGCTGACGAGGCCCTGACGTATACCACTCGTAGGCGTGTTCCATAGCCGTCTCAGATAAGGCATCCTGTTCCGAATGCGGGTCATCAATAATAAGAAGATCAGCACCTCGGCCCGTAATCGCACCGCCCACACCCGCAGCATAATATTCACCACCCTGACCCGTCTCCCAGCGACCAGCCGCCTTCGAATCCGCACGTAAGTCAACATCCGGGAAAATATCCCTGTACCGCTCCTCATCCATCAGGTTCCTTACTTTACGGCCAAACCGTACAGCCAACTCAGCCGTGTGAGTCGTCTGAATAATCTTCAATTTCGGATTGTGGCCAATTAACCATGCCGGGAGTAAAAAACTCGCAAACTCCGACTTCGTATGCCTCGGCGGCATATTAATAATGATCCGTGAACCGGGAGTCACGGCCAACTTCTCATATTGCTCCGCTACCTTCTTATGATGCGATCCCTCAATAAAACCATCGTAAACATGATGAACAAACTTCAAAAAAGAATCACGGGCGCCCTCACGGGCAGAAAGACGCTTCTGCGCCTGCTCCAGGGCCAATATCTCTCGAATAACTTCTTCAGGCGCATTTAATGACATTTGACGGAAAACAGTACACGCAACTCGGTCCAATGACAATTACAATGAAATATATTTCCAAAACCCTGCTTTCACCCGGCTTCTCCTAGAAGGCCCCGCCCGACGGGGCCGACACCGACACCTGCCGAATCGGCAAAAATCGAATCGGCGTCTAAGTACCTAGGTCGACCGACACCGACCAAAAAACCCCCGCTACATGATCACCGACACCGACCAAAAATTCGGGCGCGGCCAACAATTCGGGCGCGATTATCGGGCGAAAATAATTTGGAAAAAGTTAGAATAAACTGTTGACGTATGTTCCAAAATCATGGTAATGTATGTGTACATTAAACGAGCTCGTAAACGAGACGCGGTCAAGGGGCCAAAAGACAATGAGGCCTTGAATCGATAACAAAGGAGAGTATTACTATGACTAAGCTTACAAACTCGCAAGCCGATGCGTTAACGTCACTCATTAAGAAAACCTCTAAGATGCGCGAACATGAAAAAAAGGTTCGGGCATTAAAAGGAGAGTGCGCAGAACTCTTGGAAATAGTGGAAGGTGTCGCCAAGGAGAACAAAGGTTCTCTTGACAATGGCGAACATCTCGTAACTTTCAAGCTTCGCAAAGGTGGTGGTTACGAGGTAAAACCTTGGAGGAAATACGGTATCGATAAAATCGTAGCCCTCTAATCAACATGGGCGGTCAGAAATGACCGCCCCTTTTTCTTGAAAGGTTTTATCATGAATAATGATTTCATCTATGAATGCATTGATTGCAATGAAGAATTCGAAGCATTCGAACCACCGTTTGACGGCAAGGATTTATGCGACCCTTGCCGTGCCCAATATGAGATGCCAGAACTAAAAGAGATTATGCAAAAATGGCATCAATTACAGGCTCACCTTCGCGGCGAGTAATTCGGTATCAACATGGGCGACCAGAAATGGTCGCCCCTTACTTTGGAGACAGACAAATGTCATCTAGGGAATTCTATAAAATTTTGATCATGCTGTTAGTGCTGTGCATTATCGGGTTTTTCGGACCAATATTCATCATGTTATTGGCACCGAACTACTATCAATTACCTATGATTTATGGCCAAGTGTTTTCGGTCGTTATCATTGCAGGTGTATTAATCGGCATTTATTTGGAGACCGACAAATGAAACTATATAGAGCGAATTTTGCAAACAATGATTGGCCAACGATATCTAATACTACTAACTGGCATCATACCAAAAAGCTGGCCAATGATGAAGCCAAGGAATTTGGCCAGCGGGCGACCAGCTGGACTATCGTAACTTTTTACCAAAGCGACCATCCAGAAAATATCCGTCGTTTATTAAATGGCGAAACGTCCCTAATCGGAAAAGAAGAAACAATTACTTAACTGTCTATCGGGCGACCAGAAATGGTCGCCCCTTTTTTTGTGTCTGGCCTCGAGACCGGCAGCCTGGCCAGCGGCAACCGGCGATCCTAGCCACCAGCTGGGGTCGCAAGGCGCCCAGCTCTAAATTTCCCGACCCGATGCCCGACCCGATGCCCGACCCGATGCCCGACCCGCTGGCCATAAAAAAAGGGCCACCCGAAGGTGACCCGAAGTTTAGGAGAGTGATTTCGTTTACGCCTTAACGTTTACCCGACCCATGCTTCCATAACAATAAGGGCATGGTTCCTCAAAAGGTCCGTTCCAATTGACTCGTTCAATGATACCCTCGCCTTGGCAATCGGGGCATTCGGTATCCTTCGCCTTGGGTGGCGTGGCAACCACACCGTTTCCGATGTAGATGCCAGTAGCCCATGACGGTGTGACTTGTGGCGTTCTCACGCTACGTTCCCTACCATCATATTAAGAACAAGATTTGGATATGCCTTCTGAAATTCAGGCGAGGCATATGTAAGAGTGTGGTGTTCCTCAAAATCTGCCTTGTACATATCGCCATATTCCCATGAACCGCCCGTAGCCTCAGAACGACCTGCCGTATGCCATGTTGCATACTCGCCTTCATTTTCTGGAAGCTTGTACGTTTTCAGGATGCAATGCTCTATCGTGCCAATGTCACGAACGCGAACCTCAAACTTAGCGTATGGGTTTTCAATGTCGCGTTTCTTTCCTAAAGGATTAGCCATAATTTGATACTCCATATTTGTTGTTGACTGTTCCTAATATTAGGTAATAAAATAGCGATAGTCAACAACCGAATGAAAGATTTTATTATGTCTTTAGATGCAGAGCTTGCCTTACAAAAAGCAATCGATGAGGAACGTGCAACGGACTCTATGTTTGATGCCAAGGTTCATGCGTGGAACGCTTTAATGGAACTACACAACACAACAGGCAAAAGCCCAATGGAATTAGCGGAAACGCCTGACGGCCAAAAAGTATTGGATGAAATAAATGCCAAGGTCGGTGCGTCCATGACTAGAATGTTTGGAGGCTAACATGGAACGAAATTTTGATATGTATCTATACGGCCCACGTTCCGAAGGCGAAAACTACAATATTCAAGTCACTGAAAATTATGAAGGGGACAGATATCACGTAGTTATATTTGAATCTAAGGATGGCTATTATCCTCCATCCGAACATTTTGACACGAAAGGTTTTGACGATGAGGAATCATTGTTTGCCTTTCTCAAAGACATGACGAAAGGAATATGGTGATGGGTGACAATGCAACGTGCGATGTTTGCCATAGTATGTTTGACGTGCGGAATACCGATTACGACATCTTTAATAATAATTGGGTTTGCGGCAGGTGTCTTGATTATGACGACGACCAGCTTGCCGAATTGTTAGGCATAGAAGAATCCCTCATAACGGAGGCGAAAGCATGAAAAGGGGCCAGCGGCCCCTTTTCTTTTACCCGCTGGCCAAGACCAGGCTCGAGGCCGGCAGCCTATAATTATATATTATATCTCCCTCTACTACTGGGCGCCCAGCCCTAGCCTAGATTTCCCGACCCGACGATCCCCGACGATCCCCGACCCAGACCCGACGGACATAAAAAAAGGCCCCCGATTTGGGGGCCTTTTCTGTTATGCGGTTGCCTTACCAAGAGGCTTGGTAATAGACCGTTCGTTTCCAATCGCCACTGTCAAGCCACTCTGCCGCATGTTCAAGAACTTGAGCATGTTCCTCGCGCCGTTTCTCCTCTTCTTTGTCAAACTCGTCATTGCCAAAGAAACAGCCCGTCGTATAGGGCAAATTCTTTTCCCTCACGGCCTTCGCGATGTTTCGTAGGTCGGGAGCTTCCAAAGGTATCTCTTGGCATTCGTCCACACCATCCGCGAAAGTGTTAACAATATAGCCGTGGAGCTTGCGATGCTTGCGCCAGCAGCCCAATTCTAATTCCACCCTTTCAACGGGGAAACCATCTTGAACGAATTTAGGTTCCTCTGGCCAGTCTTGAAGAGACCCACCAATATACTTTCGGCCTATCATATACATATCTAATCCCATAACTTAATACTCCAGTTTGGTTGTTGACTGTTCCAAATATATGGGATATTCTTTACATAGTCAACAACCAATGGAGAAAGTTATGTCTAACGGTTCTTTTGAAAAACATTACAGTCAACTAGTCGGGTACACCGTCACAGGAATTGCGATGGATGATTCGGACGAAGACAATTTTGGTGATCCTTGGATGGGTCTAATCATGGAAGACGGCAAGCGCAAAAAAATTGCTTGGGTGCTAATGGACCCTGAAGGCAATGGTGCTGGATTTCTGGACATTGTTGATGGAGGAAAAAATGCCTAATTGGACAATGAACACGCTTCACATTACGGACACAGCCGAAGCCATATCTTCTTTCAAGGAATTTATGGGGGAAGACAATAACGGTTTCTGCTTTAAGAAACTTGTGCCACCACCAAACGATATGTTTGAAGGAAACCTTGGCGACAAGGAACGTGCCGAATGCGAAAGGAAAAACATTGCGAATTGGTACGATTGGCAATCCGAGAATTGGGACACCAAATGGAACGCTTGCGATGTTACTTCTGAAGAAGATGGAAACGGCAAATGGACAACCATCACATACCAATTCAACACGGCATGGTCTGCGCCTTTCAAAGTTATCGACGCATTGAAAAAGAAATTTCCAGACCTTGAAATATCGGGAGGATATATAGATGAGGGATACGAAGGTTGTGGCTCATTTAGCTGAAACTAAAGGGGGGGCGAAAGCCCCCTCTATTGAGGACGCAATCCAAATCGTGGATGACGTTCTAGAAAATCATTGGCTCAATTTACGAGAGGGACCATATCCAGAGGATGCCGACGAATTTGAAGAAGCATGGAAAATGGTTAAGGTGGTAGCAGATGTATGATAATCCAGAAGATGCCATGCAGGTTATTTGGAACGCGTTACACTCTTATGCGGAAACCTGCTTGGGAAATCAAATAGGTCAAGATGAAGACAGCATGGAATATGCCGACGAGTGGGCAGAAGTTTGCGAAGCGATGTCCCATATACAAAATCACTTGAGTGCCGTACCAACAGAAGGAATTGGTAAAACAATTCGGGAGACTATCGCTGTATATCGTGAGAACAAAGCCGAAGGTTTCTTTTTAGGGCCACCTGACGATACGCACGAACTCTATTTATTGTTATTGGACAAAGACCTTGACGAAGACGACAAGGACGAGGTCCGTGAAATGATAGACTTAAATGAAGCCTACGACTTTTTGACCAAAAGCGATTTGGAAATTGTGAAGGAATAATAAAATGGATTTCAATGATTGCGTCTCTGATCTGACAATGCCTGAAGGCTGGGAAGATGTTTCATACGGTAATGACGTTTGCCCCTCATGGGCCTTCGGTGGTTTCCAAGTTTTTATTAATCATGCGAATCCAGAGAAACGCGAAGACGACGACAAAAATTTAAGCCGTTTCTGGATTATTCGCGAGGCTGATTATGGGAAGCCTTCTGCTTGGTCGGCAAAAGCCAACACTTTTGACGAAGTTTTAAAAGTTATAGATGACGTTGACCCTTTTCCTGATGGCCCCAGCGATGAGTAATTTAACCAAAGGGGGGGGCGAAAGCCCCCCTTATGATTCGGGAGGCAGCGGGGGGGCGAAAGCCCCCTTGTTTTATGGGTTAGTTTTTGGTATATTAATCAGACCAACAATCTCCATTTAGAAAGGATAACAAAATGGATGACCAAGAAAAATTATTCAAGGCTTTCCAATCGACTCGCAAATACAAAAAAGATAGTGAACCCTATCATGGCGACCATGTCATGAAAGGTTACGCTTATCTTGATACGTATGAACATTTTCTTGAAGAATGTCTGTCTATTGAGATCAAGAAAGGTGCGACTTGGCGATCTCAGGACAAGTATGGAGTCACAATAGACCGTTCAAATTTAACGAGCGACAATCTAGAAGAACTAGAACGTCATGTTTTCAAATTCGCGATGGCCGAAGGCTTTGCGGATATGATTCGTGAAATAGCCGATGTTTAACATTCCAACCAAAGGGGGGGCGAAAGCCTCCCCAGCGGGTTCCCTAAGAAACCGCAGGCTTGCGGCCCTTGAGAGGATCGTCCGGGAAACCTCGAGCTTTGAACACCTGGGGCGACCAGGGGGGGCCTGGGCCTGTAATTACTGGCTAGGGATCCTTAGTCAATTTAGACAAGCCCCGACCCGACCCGACTAGGACCCGACCCGACCCGACCTATTGCCCCCGACCCGACGGGGCATTTTTTATTTGCCCCGATTGGTAAATGGTGGTACATTGCACTTAGTCAACCAACAACCGAATAGGTGTATTATGAAAACTAGATTTGTTGAGAAATCGCGCAATATAAAAACCGGCGATATTCCCGTTACAACGACCGAGGAAAAAAGCTGCCCACCGAGCTGCCCACTAAAAAATGGTGGTGGGTGTTATGCTGAGTACGGCCCCCTCAAGCACCGCTGGGCCGAAGTCGATGCATTCGCGGATAACTGGTCTGAGACAATGGCGCGGATATCCAACCTGCCCGACGGGCAAATATGGCGCCATAACCAAGCAGGCGATTTACCGGGCGTAGGCGAGCGGATCCACAAGGGCAAGCTTTCCGATCTGGTAAAAGCCAACACGGGCAAGCGTGGGTTTACCTACACTCACAAGACCACGACCCCCGCGCAATTGGCCAGTGTCAAATGGGCAAACAAAAACGGGTTTACCGTTAATCTGTCGGCAAACAATCTCGAACACGCCGACCAATTACTGGCTAGTGGGGCGGGTCCAGTATGTGTTACACTACCCCATGATTTTGAAGGCACGAAAACCGAAACACCGAACGGTGCAAAAGTCGCTGTCTGTCCTGCTCAATA